TTAGCTGATTGTTAAGACTGGTGTAGTCACGCAAGTGAATGCAAGTGAGACCGTTTGTGCATCTGGTGCAGTACCTCCTGCGCTTGGAAGAATTGGCTGCACGTTGAATGCGAATGATGCGCCGGTGTCTGCAACCAAAACAACTGGAAGTCCAGTCTGTGGGGCTGATGTTGCCGCTGTCCAAAGAGCTTCGCACAATGAAGATGGGGCTCCCCAATCTGCAAGCATTTCAACCGCGAAAGATCCTTGGGTGTCTGTCGTGTAATAAGCCTTCCCATCGAGGGTCTGATAGGTGTTGATAGTCGAATCGACTGTTAGAACCGCCGATGTTGCCTGAGCATCGAAATTGTCACTGTCAATAGTGAAAGTGATGTCTCTGCCAGTGATGATTGTCGTTGCCATTTTTTTCTCCTTAGTCGGTGTAATACGTTGAGACTTGCAAATCAGCCGTCAAGAATTTTCCTGCGCCGACTTCCAAAGGTGTTGGGGTGCTAACATCGCCGACCACATAGCCGGCGGGCATTGTTGAAACGATTACAATCATTAAATCCTCAAGATTGGCCAAAGCTGCTGCATTGCTTGAATATCCAACAACGCCAGTGACCAACAAATTGACTTTCATTTTTGTTGTTGTTCCATTGATGAGAGTCGATTCTAAATATGGTGATCCCGGAACCAACACGATTGATGGACTTGTCATTGTCTCTGGAATGCCGTCATAGACATTAGCCGCAATCGGTGTGAGTGCGGTCTGCAATGGTTTGCGGATGTCCACTTCAATTGTCATAGACACATCGTTTCGACTTCAAGAAACGGCCCAAGCAATCCGATGATGCGATTGCTCAAGCTGCGGCCAAGAATGAATGGTGACGGCTGGAATTGATCGCTCATGATCTGATTGCCCGGAGCTGTAACGCTTTGGAACACTTCAACGGCAACAACCAAAATTGCAGATTTTACGGGAGCTACCGCCGCGTATAAGTCGCCAGCGGTCGCCCCATCTATACACGCAAGCCCCGCCGGAATCTGGGGGATCGTGTAGGTGGAATCTGCCTCGATGGTGGCAGACGTGAAAACGAAAGGTGTGATCCGATCGTCTGTGACTGTGAACGTGCCGTCATAAACACCGCAGCCGGTAATGACCACGCTCTGACCCGGAACAAAATAGTTCACGCGCTGGGTTCCATAGAAAGCAATTGAATTTTCAACATAGATTTCGGTGATCGCTGATTGATAGCCGGTAAGCAATGGCAAGATCGTCAGCTCTGCACTATCAATCATTTGGTCTAAATAAGCGTCAGAATAAAGAGAAACGGAAACGCCAAGAATTGATCGCAGTTCGCCCGCGGTGACAATTTGTGGCATTTCCGTTCCCTTCGTCTGCTCGACCAGATCCGGGAGCGGCTCTGGTCGATGATTAGTTATTAGGTGAAGTTAAAGAGATTTCCGCCCGCTGCAATCTTTGTGGCGCATGCACCATAAGAATTGAGGGAAATTTCCACAGTTCCGTCAGATGGCTTATTGACATCGAGACGGAAATTGCCTGACTCGTACCATGTGAATGAATCTGGCTCAAGAACCACCATTGAATCGTCAGCTGTTCCGGTGAATTCACCAGAATTGTCCACGTAGAAATTTAGACCCAAAACAACACCGCGTTGTGATTGACCAGTGACCAGACCAGCTTGATTTGATGGCTGATAAGCGTTGAATAGCGGAATGCCGTTGTTGTTGTAGCCCATGATGTTGCTCCATTGGGCAGGGGATACCAAGATGTTCTTGGCAAAGCGTTGGGTGCCTGCATAAACAGCTGCATTTGCGCGGCTGACGTAAGCAATCAAGCCGGCAGCTGTGTTAGCTGTTGGAGTTCCATCTGATGCTGCATCTGCCTTGATCTGCGCTGCGACATATTTGTTCTGCGCAAATGCCATTGATGAGCCCATAATTCTGACAAGCTCATTGAAAAAATCAGGTGAGCTGCGATCAATGATTTCTGTGGTCAGGATATTGCGACCGGCAAAACGTGTGACCGGAACCGAAATGAAAGATGATTCAATTCCGACATTGGTCACTGCGCCGCCTTCTGCAACTGGATCAACTTCGGCAATCTGATCAATTTTTGGGATCTCAAATTGGAGGCCAGCGTCCGGCAATGTGCCACGGCTGACGGCATCAATTGCGCCGCGTGTTCCATTGCTCAAAGCGTTGATGACTTCTGTGAGCTGACGTGTTGGGTTAAATGCTGGGTTGGTTGTTCCAAGATCATCATTTGCAGCTGCGACATAAATTGCAGAATCTGACATTGGATTGAGCTTGGCCTTAATTGAGTGTTCCATCCATGTTCCAAGATTCACAATTGGCGAACGTGGCTTTGTGAACAATGGTGCTGGGCGACTTGCTTGGATCATATTCTGCGAAGCCTCTACCGATTCAACGGCTGGTGCTTCCTGTGTTTCGGTAGTGGTATCCACTGGATCTCCTTCGGTAGGTGTTTCTTCTGGTGTTTCTTCGGTGTTCGCTGCGACATGAGAGACGCGAGCTTGATCGAATGCTGGATTGTGTGTAAGTGCAACGCCGACAAGCTCGGCTTGATTGACAACCATAGTTCCATCTTCATTGAATCCATGATCTGAGACATTTGCTTCGACTGAAAACCCATCGCGCAGGCCGTCCATTGCTTCTTGGATTGCATCAGATCCGGCGGTTGTTTTTGAAATCTTGAATGTGGCATTGATCGATTTGCCATCGGGTGCAAGCTCCATTGAAAGTGTTTTACCAATTGGTCGAGCTGAATCGTGTTCAAGATTTAATTTGACCGATGCTGGAATCAGAGATCCGGATTTGAACAAAACTTTTCCGGTCGATGCATTTGCAGGCGTATCAAATTGCACAATTTGGCCAGTGATAGTCCGCGATTCTGAATCGGCGGCGGTGATTGTGAATGGTGTCAAAACTTTCATCGGATCATTTCCTCTGCTACTCGAATTTCCTCTGCACTCATCGCACCGATGCGATTGAGAATTTCATATACCTGGACTCGTTCAAGATTTGAGCCGCGCAAGTAATCTTCTAACGCATATTCCACCCTCTGTGTTGATGGCGTAAAATCTGGCATTGAAAGTCTTTCGGTCACGCTATTCATCAACGGAATCAAAGAGAAGTCGAGCAATGTTTTGCGGGTTGTTGTTGCATTGGAATATGTCATCGATGATCCTGTTTCTGCATCAATGTAAAAAGCCGGAATGCCTAAAGCTCTGGCGCATTCTGTGGCGATGTATGAGCGGGCCGCGGCAAGCTGTAATTTTTCAGGATCAAAGCCCAAAGTCTCTAACGAAATGTCCGCATTGAGAAAAGCCGTTGAACGATTGCGGCGCGATGCACCCCAAGATTCCAAAAGTTTTGCAATGCGATCTGCCGGCAACGCTGTTCCGTTAGATTTCAAAACCATTTGCGGAACGGGTTCGCGTGCGTACATCGCCGCTGCGCGTTCTAATTCTGCGCCAGTGCGTATTGTCATTCCCGCGCGATTAAGTAAGCCCTCATCGTTGCCGTAGAAAACGACAAGACTTCCAACGCCAGAAAGCGGCAGGGGAGTGTGACCATCGATAGAATAACTTTCAATCTCTGTTGAATCTGAATTTGTGTTGATTGTTACGCGATCAGGCGCAATTCTTTGAACGCTACGAACGCGCTGTGTGTCTGCAAATAATTCTGTAATCTGCCAATACGCGTATCCGCTAAATAACAAATCTTCCAACGTCCAGACGTAAGTGGCAACGCCGGGGATGCGTGGATCTGGAGTTCGGATGACGCGTGGAGTGTCCACTTCCATTCCAGTAACGCGATCGCGTACGAGAAGGCCGATACTGGCGATCGAAGAGCAGATGAGGTTCCTGCCGCGTGCGATCGCTGGGACGGACATGGCCTCTTGTCGTGTAGCTGTCCGAGATCCGCGAAAGAATGGCGAAAGCGCATCGAGAGAAGTTACCGGGGCCAGAGATGCGGAGACGTCATAGGTTAAAGGCGTGACGGATGAAGTGCGGACGAATATGTCTCTGAGCCCCATGCCACAATTTTCTCAATTGTCAAGCATCAACCCACCATCACATCGATTTCCGCCTGTGGGCGTGTCGCAAAATGCGTGACCATAGCTGTGGCAACGGCTGCGCAGACAATCGCCTGA